ACCAATTGGAGCAAAGTATTCTAGAAGTCGGCTTTCGTTAGAGGCCTTTTCAATAGCATTAAGTTGTTCTTGTGTTCCGAAAACTTGTACGCGGTTCATACACCAGTTAGGCATTGTTAGTCTCCTTGATTGTTTTTGACAGTTCATTCAGCAAATAGCCTATTTGCTCTGAGTACTCGTCGTGAAAACGATCTTCATTAAACATTTTCGCCTAATGATCTAAGGCGTTTGAAAGTTCCTTGAAGCTTCTCCCCCCCATGTTAAACTCATACTCATATGCCATTATCAGAACCTTTCATTTGTTCTTCATACATCATTTCAACTTCAGCTTCACGATAAATCTCGTAAGCCATAATAGCTTGTGAAACAGCCTTATGAATGGTAGGTTCAGGCCAAGTTTTTCGATAAAACCTAGCCATTTTTCTTACGTACTTCTGTTCAAAGCTTTTAAGCATACTATTAGTTTCCTTCTAACTTTAAAACACTTTCAACAAGATCGATGCAGTCCTGTATACTACTTGCAACTTCATCTAACTCATTAGACTCAAACCTGTAAGTTTCTTCCAAGTAGTGCGCTGCAGCTAGCAAAGAGTCTAAACACCGATTGAGATCTTTTTCGGAGTTTGTAAACATCAGTTTTTGCATAACGTTCGACATTGTATCTTCAGTTATCATTACTTTGACCCTTTACTCTTGTTTAGCCTTAAGAATATCAACCATGTGGTTTGCATACCACGCAATCTTAGTAGCATCTTGTAGCCTGTCATCTTTCTTACCGACTCGGCAAGAATACTTAAAGACGTGGCCCATAGTGTGAGCCTGATGGCCGGTAAGGTGAGCCAAGAGATACTCCATCAAGTGCATGTACTCCATACCGTCTGGATACTTTTCGTAAGCCTCTGGCGGGATTAGCTTGTAGTGCTTTGGATTGATAATAGCGTCTTGTTCTTCTTCTGTCATAGACTTAAAGTCGCCATGAAAGTCGATAGCTTTTTCTTCTTTGTTGTCTAGTTTAGGTTCTAAAGTTTCTAGCATAATTCGCCTTTCTACACGGTTGTAATCTAACTTAACAAACAATTGATTTGCCCAATCCATAATCAGGGCTTTGCTATAAAGATACTTTGGTTTAAAACCATACTCTCCTTTTACAACAATGGTCCAAGTGGAAAACTCTTTTTCTCCAAGCACACCTTCTGACCAGCAGTCTATGGCTTTTTGAAAATCATCAGTTGTTAAAGCTACTTCTCGGAAAGACGGTGTAAACACAGTGTAAATATAGTAGCTCATGAAAACCTCTTAGCTTTTAAACTCTGAATATGAAACTTTAGTTCTGCTTTATTTGCAAACCCAAAACCTTGTGCTGCAGCTTGTTCAGCTTGCCAGCGTGAGTAACCTGCGTCATACTCTATAATAGCTGCTCGTTCTTCAAATAAATCATCTAGTAGTTTCCAGTCCATAAGTTTTACGGCAGTGTTCATTGAAATACCTCCATTACAGGGTGTTTGTTGTAAGTTGACATGGTGACACGCCAAGCTTTGCTGATTTGTTCTTTAGTGTCAGCTATGACAAATCCTTCATACTTATAAGGATCATACACAAGTTTCTGATCGCCTTTCAACCTAAACTTGTTTTCTGAAAACCACTCTAAAGTCCCAATAACAAAGGCGTGAACGTTTTTAGAGTTTTCTTTCAAAACTTTCTCTCTACCTGATTGTCTGACGACAAAGTTAAGGGAGTTAATTACTACGGAGTTGACGTAGTTGATTACTTTACCGTAGTTTTCTTTTTCACGAGACTGTATTGAAAAAAGCTTTTTGTGTAAGTTCCAGTAAACAGCAACTTTCATTTTATCCCCCTGCGACTTCATTCCAAATACGTTGATCTTGATGACAAGTATGACCTTCTGGTCGCAAAGCTTTTTCAATTTGAAGAGCCTCGTTTCGACTTAGATTGACACCTATAATACGAAACCCAATAAGGCTTTTAGGTTGAAACTTCTTGAGCATTTGAATAACTTTTCGTTCGCGAGAACGAAGGCTCAGATCACACTCTTTAATCTCAATTCGATAACGCTCAGGTATAACTTCGTAAGGCGCAATACCAACATAGCCCCACTTAAGATCCTTAGGGTTCCAATCTTGACAGATACCTTTGTAGTACCAATGATAGACATTATAAGTACTCATTTTCTCGATTGTGTGAAACAATCTCATTTCTTCTGAAACCCACCTAGCCATTTTATTCTCCAAACCATTTTTTCATAAAGTCTCGCAGATCTTTCTCTTTAGAAATGCGAATTACAGTATTATGATAAACACCCTCGGGGCCTTTGACGGCTATTTCTACTACGCCTTGCATAGAGACTATTGAAAGGTCTTCTTCATCGTTGATTGGAATTATGATTTGTTGATGATCAAACATAAATTTCTACCCTTTTGCTTTTAAAAGTGTCTATCTGCTTTTCTTTAACTTGCACTTCGAAAATAGTTACAAGCCTTGGATCTGGATACCAGTTCAAGTTGTTTGCATCTTCTAACAAACTGTCAAGAGAGCCTGAAGTAAGAGAAACAAAGTTGTCATAGTAAAGCTCATAGTAGGTCTCACGATGATCCATTAAAAGTACTCCTTTATAGCTTCGATTGCATCTTCTACTGTATAATGAACTTCAGTACACATTGTATAAATAAACGGATGTTTAAACTGGTCTTTATCAACTATAGCAATAATAGGTTTATTCCACTCCCAAGCAAGCGCGACTTCCATAACAGACCCCCACTTTTTTCCTGGTTCGCTGTCTCTTAAGTTAGCAAGGATAAGGTCTGCTTCACGAATGTCTTTCAAGTCTTGTGCAACAATGCGCTTTAGTTTGCTGAAAGTTTCTAAAGTAGGGTTTTCCATTTGTTCATGCAGAGGTGCGCGGCGAGTAGGATGAAGGAACTTTGCATCAGGAAAATCTATTTCTACTTTATGCCGCCAACCTGTCATGGCGTCCTTTGAAATGTGTTCCATAGCACCCGCTGTATAAATCGTAAGCATACTTTAAACTTCCTCTTTGTTAGTTAGACTGGCCGCTAAGTTCCAAGCCATTAAAGCAGCAGTGGTTGCTGCGGCTTTTTCAGACCCGTACAAACCGTCAAGCCAGTTTTGTAGTTCGTTCCAGTCAGCCGGTGTGTGAAAGAAATTTACGATTTCTATTTTCATACTATTTACCCTTTGATTGCTGTTACGTGGCTTTTAGAAACTTCTTCCGAAGAGCCAAACCACTTATTGCCGTCTTTCTCTGCAATGAAGTTACACCAAGTATTCCACCAATACTCTGCACCTTGTTTTTGCACAAGTGTTACGTACTCTTGAGTTCTTTTATTGTTTCTGAAGTAGGTATCAGAAATCCCTAGCTTGTTAAGATTATGAACATCAAGACAAGCAGTATTGTAGCCAAGCATTTGTAGGAGAAACCCCGCCTTTGCAATCCCAATGCCTTTTGTTTCAGCTACTAGATTGATTGAGTTAACTTCATCAAGGCGGTTTTTAAATAGCAACTCAAACCACTTTTCCTTGTTATCATTGATAGTTTGGTACGCATCGATCTTGTGGCCCCAGACATGCTTGGAAGCTTCACCTTGCTTTTTAATACTGTGAGTAATCTCTTCAACATGAATAAATCGTGTTCGGATAGTACCAATTACACAGTAAGCGACATGAGCCAGACCCTCTGGTCCTGTTTTTTCGACGTACTTAGTAATAGACTTAACATCTGTATTATACACCTTCTTCTTCCCCAAACAAGTAGTCCCAGTCTTCAGGTGTCATACCTGTAAGGATGAATTCACGATCGTCTTCTGACAAGTTGTGAAAAACATCTTGAACCAAAGCACCACTTTCCCAGTCTATAAACTGATCGTAGGTTACAGGGAGATCTTTCTCGTTTACTTTTCCAGTAACAGGACTTGTTCTTGTAACAATCATAGCTTACTCCATAGTTAACGTAATTGTTAAAAAAGGGAGGCTGTTATAGCCCCCCTTAATTTTTAATTAAAAGTCGATGTCGTCGTCAAGATCACTGTTGTCAATTGTTTGGTTGTCACCAATCTTAACAACTTCCATTTCAGTAATCTCAAAAGCATCTTCTTGTGCTTTTGGCTCATACTTAATGAGCTTTGTTACTTGAATTGCCATAAGCATATTGGCAATCCCTTTCTTACCTTGGTACGTATATTCGTATTGAAACACCCGAACATTACCAATAGTAGCGTTACCCATTTCTTTAGGGTTAATAGCTGAAAGATCTCCCGCAACCAGTTGTACAGGTTGTTGTGCAGAACCATCTACCTTAGTTACTTTCTTACGCAGGTTAACGAAGAAGTAAGGCTTTCCATTTTCATCTTTTACAACTTCACGAACTTTTTCACCAAGCTCGTTTTCCATTGCATTGCCATTGTCATCTTTAACAATTCTCTTTAGTGGCTTAAACTTGATATTTTCTTTGATCATTGCAGTAGCATAGGCTTTGTCAGTAGTTCGGACTTGTACATCCCAGTAATCTGGTTTATCAGCGTCTTGATTTTTCACAGGAGCTTTTGGATCTAATTTTGCCCACCACAGTTCAACGTTCTTAAGAATAGCCATAATAATTTTCCCCTTTGGGTATGTGTAAAGTTATGTTAGGAACAGTATTGTTCTTTAACGTCAGGTATCGTTTTTTAAGCAGTTTCAACGGCATAAATCAGTTGGAAGTCAGTTTCGTACAGTTCACCGTACTCCCCGTCTTCAACCCCTTCGCCAAGTTTAGGGAAGCGAACGGTACCACCGTAACCCCCGTCAAACACGTAGGTAATGACCATAGTAGACTGGCCGTAGTCATTCATAGATTTAATAAACAAAGTATCACCTTCTTTAGGCGAAGGCAAAGTCGGATCGAATGACGTCTGAAACATCTAGTTTTCCTTTCTTAGGGGTTAAGTCAAGAGAGTTGAGCTGCGCTAGAATGTCTTCTAGAGGCTCTTTCTCATATAGTTCTACAAACTTTTCACGAACATGATAGAACATGTGTTCCATGTTACCAGCATGACAGCCAAAAGAGTCGTGAACAACAGACGCAATGTAAGGAGCGTCATGGACAACCATTGCCAAGTGAACAGCATCAAGACTATGAACAATGTTTGGGGCTGCACCTGTCTTCTGCTTACTCTTGTTAATTGTTGTTTCTTCCCAAACTTGAATCTGAACCTTTAACAACTCGTCGCCGTACTTCAACTCTGTACGTTTGTTGATTGGTTTTCGATAAGCTTGGACAACAGGAAAGTTAGTTACAGGAGAGTTCCACGACAAGTAGACTTTCTTTTCGTTAGCCCTCTCAGCAAGCTCTTGAAACATTCTGAGCAGGCTAGCAGGGCTGTTTAGCTCCTCGTAGCAGGTGTTATATACAAGAGAGCCAAGGAGCGCACCCCAGAGATGCTCTTTGTCCCTTAGATAGGGGGAGATATCCCTTGTGTCCTCTATGACCTGCTGGCCCATACCGTAGGAGGTTCCGCCGTACGTAGTGTTCACTAGAGTTCGCTATTTCTCTAGCCGTATCGCCTTACCATCTTTAATCATCTTACTCGCTGTCCTTCTATGAACGCTTAAGTACTTGGCAAAATCGTTGATAGTATCAAACGTTTTATTATCATAGAAAATAGAAACAGAAGCAGGGTTGGTTTTCCCAGAACAATCCCAGTGATTTTTTGACATTTTCAATTTAGCATTCTCTGTATGCTTCTTATTTAGAAAATGTCTACTATTGTTTTCTTTCATCTTAGCTTTTGACTCAGCATTATGCCTGTAGTTTTTAGCCGCAATCCTTGCGTTAACGTTGGTTCCACCACAGTTTTTCATGGTTTGATTATAACACTTTGGATTAGCTTCGGCATTAAACATTTTTAAAAACATTTCTTCAGCAAACTCAGCATCTTTCCTTTCAGAATACTTTGCTAAAATGTACCTTTTAAAGTTTGATCGTCCATACTTTTTTATGGCCTTTTTAATAGCATTACCAGAGCCTAAATAGCTATCATTAGCTATATCTTTGCTTTTATGTAATCCTATATAAAACTTAAAATTGATTAAGTTTATTGTGAAGTAAATATACTCCATGTTAATTTTCCTGTATTTCTTGGTAAGACTTTACTGCTATATGTCGCCATATAGACCAGACTATATCTTCTAAGCTTTACGCTTAGCTGCCCGTTTCGAACCGCTTGGTCCTACATAATAGTCGTTGCACGTTCAAAGATCTAAAGATCTAAGCTTCGCTCAGGATTGTCTAGCTGGGACCAGAGTTTCCCTGAATTAGAGCAGTTTATACTGGGCTAGTTTTAACCCAGTGTCATTACATTTCTTTTTACTGTTTTTCGCTGGATTTTCTTATCTTGAATTCTCATCCAGTAGACAGGGAAAAGCTTTACCCGAAGTTCACGGTTTTGGTTACGCCAAACCTGAGCTTTTTGAAAAGCTACAGACTTCCTCTCTGACTTAGGTGGCGCTTCAGAGTACTCTTTCTGAAGTTCAACTGCAGTAGTAAAGACATCATCAAACTTGTCGATTGTTTCTTGACTAAGCTTGTCTTGCATTTTCTCTAAGTTTTGCCAAACCTTATCTGCAATAAACATGTAAACATCGCCGGGAAGGTCTTGAGGAACAAGGTTTACAAGCGGTGCAACCTCATCGTCTTTAGACATAGCAACAAGGTGTTGGACCCCGTTGTTAGAACCATCAATGTAGACAGGCAAACAACTTGGGAAGTCCTCTGTAGCATAGCTATTGCCGTGCCAATCAGAAAGAAGATCAAACTCCATACAAGCTGCCAAGAAAGAAAACGGCTTGTCTGCTTTCATCCAATTAGTATAGGTCATTG